ACCTTTATCGTCGCCCCCGTGCCAATATCGTCGAAGCTTGTCACCCGATACACTTGGCCCGCGCGGAAGTCATCCCCCGGTTCATCCAGTGCGATGCTGAGGATGCCACCGTCTCCGTTAATACCCGTTACCCTTACAACCGCGCCCCTCCCCCCGTGCTCGGGGCTCTCCTGGGTGGTGCTCCACGCCTCACCCCCAATCGTAAGCAGATCGCCCACTACGTAGCCAGAACCTCGTTCTTCAGTAGCTACTTCGACGGTGGCGATGCCACCCAACCAGCCGGACCCGGTGATTGTAAGAACCTTTATCCTAGCCCCGGTACCTCTCGCGACGACGCTCTTCACATTAAGCACTTCGTCCACTGCGTAGCCAGTACCCCGCGACGTTATTAGCAAATAATTCTCATCCGGAATTTGGCCCGTTTCAAAAACGGAGAGCGCGGGCGTCGAGTTTTGATCTATTCCATCCCCGTGATAAAAGGACGCTAATGTCCATTTTTTACCATTATCATAACTTCTGATAAGTTTTCCATTAGAGTCTGTTCCAAATATTAAAGATTCTGATTTATCTCCAATTGATATAAAATTTTCTCCTGTAAGGGAACTAAATGATGAAGATACAATTGGATCAAATGAATAGGGTAAAAAAGGTACTATATCAGTAAATGGCACTTTTTGATATGTAGGAACCGTGTTAGATATATCACTGCGTATTAATAAGCATGTTTGTTCCCGACCATCTGGTGAATAGTTCTCGTCATCGGCGCCGCCGCGTCTAAAATACTCGTTCGTGTGATCCTTTGACCCCGAAACAATTATCTCTCCAGGTCCATAATATTTTAGTGTATAAACTACTTCATAATATGAGTTTCCGCTTGAATTTAAAGGGAAACTTGGCAATGGTTTAAAGATGTTACTCTCAACACCTATTGATGGACCTGGAAATGGAAAATCGCCTAGATTTGTATATAATAAAGCATGTCTTGTGGAGGCTGATAATGTGGAAGCCGGTATACCTCCAAAAACTACAATACCAGTACGCGAGAATGAGCCTGAAACTGGGTGTTGTGTTTCTAAAATTAAACACTTAATTTCTTCAAATGCCTCCACATTTCGGGTAGTCCACCAAACTTGTCCGTGTTTTCTCCAAGCAAGATTACATCCAGAGTTCCCGTCTGCGGGCTTTGCCTTTCCAACTATAAACTGATAAACAAATTCATCAATTTTAATAAATTTAGTCTCGTTAATAACTTCAAACCCCAAATTGGCTATATTCTCACCACCAACCACGCGAGGAATTTGACTTATATTAAGATTATTAATATTTACATCAAGAGTTTTTAATTCACTACCTACTAGTTTTAAATCTAATAATCTAGATTCCTCTATAAAATTATACATATCATATTCTGTATTTGAGCTAGATTCATCAACAAATGTGAACTCTGGTATCTCTGAATCCATTTCAAAATTTAAATATATGTCTCCTATCATATCACTATTTTCATCTGGAGTGAAAATCTTATACCTCTCCGAATCGATATTTTCTGATTTACCCGAACATTTCATTTCAGATATATTACAACCGTGAACAATTTGTTTTGTGGTATCATTTTCTGTTATGAAAACTGATTTTATTTCTTCATTTTTATTAATTTTATCCGTAACAGATAGGCCTTGTGTGCCACTTCCGTTATATGCGGCGTGAGCAGCGTGAGCCCCTCTTCCCATTAGTATTAATTAATATAAGTAAAATATAATTATTTATATTATTTAACACATACAATTTTAGATTTATTTACACAATTGTATCAATTTAGTACATCGCGAGCGAGGCGGCACCACCCTTGAATAGAGCAGTGGTCTCACCAATGCAAGTGATGTTAATGTATGGGCTACCCGCGGGCACCGCCGAGGTGAATGTTAGCGTTAGTCGAATGCTGTCGAAACGATTGAGAGGAACCGACGAGCCCGAGTAAGCACTGCTTCCTAGAGGGAATACAAGAATACCTGTACCATCAAGAGACTCTGTCTGGTCTTCGTTGATGCTACGGTTAACGTATAGGCCTAGGGAAGAGGCGGCGGCATAATCTAACATCTGTGCAGGAAGAACACCTGAGAACGAAGACGAGTTCAACTTAAGCTCGGCACTCTTAACGTATACATCCTTACCAAGGTCACCCGAAATGATAAGATGCGAACCATATAGAGAAAAGTGGTCGAGATCTATGGTCTTCTGTAGAACGCCTGCGACATCTGTAATCAAGGCATTCTGAGACATCTTAAGACGTTTTGGAAGGCCTAGGGGCATCGATTTCATCTGCTCGCGTTCCTCATTACACATAATAATGTGCTTAGCGTAAAGCTTGACATTTCCTAGAGTAAGTGGAGCCGGACCTAGATTGATGGGCGAGGCAACCGGGGTGAGGAGGGTGGCGTTGGCGTCGGCTTTGAACTCGATCGCTTCAACATAAGGAGAATTGACGACGTCAAGTTTGGAGTATGAGGTAGAGTCGACAGCGCCGGGCGCAGGGGGTGAAATATATATATTATCCTCAGCCGTGAAGTAAATCTTAATCTTAATAGATTGATGGGGGGCAGCCGCAAGAGGGTAACCACTTTCCGAGATATTCGTAAATGTCTCTAACTGAGGAGCAAGGGTTTTAGTTAAAGCGGGGATAATGAACGTAACATCCATTTCCTTGCCGTCGCCGACATCGCCTGAACCATCGTCCCACCCGGACGCGGTGGCTAACACTCCGCCAGTGTCCCACGCCGCGCCGTTGTTAGAAGGACGACCTCTTCTCGATACTGTATCGTAAGCGCCCTCAGACATTTCGGTGTTGTATACTACACGAACATCGTCTTTTTCTAGTGTTTGCCAGATCTGGGTGCCGACCTGGTATTCAATGCGTTCTATTATGTTAGTTAATGCACCCAACTTGAAATGAATTTTTGGGTCATCCGTGGCCATATGAACGTCGGCTGAGGTGTTATCCTTGCCTACACTGAACCTGTTAGTACTTCCGACGTCCACGTTGGTAAAATTGTTTTTGACAGTTACTTTCATATTAAGATATAATTCTCCAAGGCAGTCGATGTCGTTGTTAATAGTGAAAATCTTGCTTCCTCCGAACTTAGTAGTGCCACTGTTACCACTGGCTGGAACCTCTAGAATAGTCGAACCGTGGAGTAGCTGGCGAGTAGTGTCATTCTTGTTCCAGAAGACCGACATTACGTCGCCTTCCTGATCCTGAATCTTGTTAGTAACGGCGAGACCCTGAGTACCACTTCCGTTATAAGCAGCATGAGCGGCTACAGCTCCAGACATATTGTATTTATTTAAATATATAAAAGAAAATAATTTTAAATTTAATACGTAATAAAATTAAAATTAGTTCTTTTTGATACATTTACATTTACATTTACATTTACATTTACATTTACATTTACATTTACATTTACATTTACATTTACACATTTACGTATATCAATTTACACCAGTTTAGTACATCGCAAGGGATGCAGCGCCACCCTTGTAAAGCGCAGTAGTCTCACCGACGCAGGTTATATTAAATTGCCCACTAGCAGACGAGGTGATGGTGGCCGTGTGGCGAATCTTAAGACGAATATTATCGAAACGGTTAAGGGGAACCGACGAACCAGAGTAAGCGCGCGAGGCTAGAGGGAAAACGATTGTGTCAAATCTGTCTGCGTCCTCTCCGTTTACAATGTAGTTATTATTGTATAGATTCATAGACGAAGATATAATCTCTAGAAGAGAAACTGGAAGTTCTCCCGAGAAAGAACTCGAGTTAAGTAGAAGTTCCACATTAAGAATGTTGGAGTAAAAAATTTTAGGAAAGGTAATTAGTAGATGCGACGCGTAAAGCGAAAAGTGATCAATGTCTAATAGCTGTACCTGGGCACCGCCTTGGTGGTTGGCAATGTTAGTATTAGCATTCTGGGTAGTCTTGATGCGCTTTGGAATACCCAATGGCATCGCCTTCATCTGTTCACGCTCTTCGTTACACATAACAATATTCTTGGCGAATAGACGAATATTAAGATCCGCAGAAACACCGGACACCGGTGAGAACGCGGCAGCAGTATAGACCTTGATCTTAACCTGCTGATTTGGTGCAGCAGCCATTAGATAGCCACCCTCGGATTTCTCGCTGAAATGCTGTAGCTCGGGATTAATGCTCTTAGTGAACATCTTGAGCGGGATGTACGCAATTCTGGCAGAATCCGCTGCGATGGGATCGTTGTCTTTGAATTTGAGAGGAGCAGAAGGAGTGGCGGCGATGAACTGTGCGTTATTCATCGGCTTGCCATTGGATGTATATCTACCAGAAGTCTGGTTGCTAAATTCACGGTATGCACCCTCGGACATTTCAGTCGATGCAAGACCCATGATGTCTTGGTATTCGAGTGTTTGCCAGATTTGAGTACCAACCTGAAATTCAACTCGGTTGATTGCTTCCGCTATTTGCTGCGCATTAAAAATCGTGTCGTCGCTGGCGGACGGATCGGCATTGGTTTCAATCTGAACTTCAAGATACATATCACCGAGGCAATCGATGTCGTTATTGATGTCAAAAATCTGGGTACTACCCCAATTAGATGAATTACCAGATCCGCCACTGGCTGGAACCTCTAGAATAGTCGAACCGTGGAGTAGCTGGCGAGTAGTGTCATTCTTGTTCCAGAAGACCGACATTACATCACCTTCCTGATCCTGAATCTTGTTAGTAACGGCGAGACCCTGAGTACCACTTCCGTTATAAGCAGCATGAGCGGCTACAGCTCCAGACATATTGTATTTATTTAAATATATAAAAGAAAATAATTTTA